CGGGTGTGGTGTGGTCACACCGCGCAAGCCCCGCCGCGGTGATACCGGGCGGGGCTGAGGGTCGATAGCGGCCGCGTCAAAGGCAGGAGCCGCAATCCTCGCATCCAGTGCAATCATCAGAGTGCTCTGGCGGCCCGCCTGACCAGAGGGTCCACATGCCGCCCGACGCGCGGGCGATAACGACATCCTGCGCGATAACGACCCAGCCAAAAGCCGTCATCCGTTCGCGCTGATTTTTCGTGCGGAACGCGGCGAATGGCGCTGTGAGAGTGATATTGTGAGCGGAGCGATATTCTTCGATCCGCTCGCCCACGGGCCATATTTCCGCCGCCCGCGCGCGTGCCACGGTGCAGAGATCTGTGTCAGGATCGGCCGAAAATGCGAACGACTCGCCCGTTTGGTCGGTTGCGTAGTACGTTTGGGTGCTCATACCGCGCAAGCCCCGCTGCGGAAAACCGGGCGGGGCTGAGGGTCGATCACTGGCGTGCCCTTACCGCGCCCAGATCGTGTAGGTGTCATCCGTCAGGGCGCGCTCGTAGACCTCCCACCCGGCCGCCTCCGCGTCTTCGATGGCATCGGCGCCCTCGTCGTAGGCGGCCCCAGCGGCCGCCTCCATGGCGGCGATGACCGCCACTCGGCCCGCGCCTGTCGGCGCGTCGAAGAAGAACGAGATCCCCCCGTCTGCACTGGTGGCGAGGTAAGAGGTGGACAGGACGGCTCCGGTGTTGTTGTCGTTGGCCATGAGGATACCTTTGCACGTCTAGCTTGCGCGCGCAAGCCCGGCGTGCAGATTTGTTTCAGTTTTATTCCTGTGCGGCTGAAGCGCACAGAGGCATCCAGTACCGCGCCAGATCATACTGCGGCCGCGTCAACTGCGCCCCCTGGTAGACATTCATTGCGCTGGACAGTCCTACGCACTGGTAGCAGTGAGAGCAATCCGTGCAATCGTAGCAATCCGTGCAATCCGAGCAGTCGGCGCAGTGGTCGCAGTTGTAGCAGTCTTTGCAATCGTAGCAGTCTTTGCAATATACGCAATCGTAGCAGTCGGCGCAGCAGTTGCCGCCATCACAGTCTGTGCAGCCTGCGCAGTAGTCGCAGTTGTAGCAATCCGCGCAATCGTAGCAGTCATCGCACATCTCACAGTTGTAGCAATCATTGCACCTCTCGCAGTTATCGCACATATCGCAACACTCACAGTCGTCGCATTCGTGATTATACACACCGCGCAAGCCCCGCTGCGGAAAACCGAGCGGGGCTGAGGGTCGATAGGATCGACGTGCTATTCGCACGAAGGCATCCAATAGCACGCCAGATCATACTGCGGCCGCGTCAACTGCGCTCCTTGGTAGACATTCATCGCGCTTTTCAGCCCTACGCACTGGTAACAGTGCGAGCAATCCACGCAATCCGTGCAATCGATGCAGTAGTGGCATCGTGTGCAGTCGGCGCAGTCGGCGGACTGTGTGCAATCCGTGCAATCCGTGCAGTCCGTGCAGTCGGCGCAGTCGGCGCAGTTCGTGCAACTCCGTGCGAGAGCGGCGGTGGCCAGTGCCGCCTCGACGATCGGCACCCAGTGGATCGCGAGGAAGTACTGCTCCCGCGTGAGTTGCACGTTTCTATAGCAATCCTCCACCCCCGTCAGGCCCACGCATTCCGTGCAATTAACGCAATCCGTGCAATTAACGCAATCCTCGCAGTAGCGGCAATCCGTGCACCCCTTGCACCCGGCGCAATATCTGCACCGCAGCGACCACTCGCAGTATACGCAGTCATGGCAGTGCGCGAGCTCGACACACTCCCAGCAATATCTCGATCGGATCATCCCGCGGTTTTGCACAAGCGGGATCTCATCGCCCCGCCACAAGGACCACGGGCAGTCCGCCGTTCGTGGGGCGTACATTTGCAGCCTAGCGCGCTCCGCGCCGCAGAAAATATCCGCGGGCTCGCAGGTCCCATGATCTCGCGCCTCATAGGGGAGCAGCCCCGCGTCGATCTGTCGCGTGATGTGCGCAAGCCGAGCGATGGAGTCCTCGAGTGCGGCTCGCTCGCACTCCTCATCAGTCCCCGAGTACGAGCCCGCGCTTCGCGCGTAGAAATTGAATGTCGCCCCGCTTTGCGAGCGGGCGTGCAGTATCACGTCCGCCCCCGCGTGCAGGGGATCGTCCTGGCCGTAGGGCCTGAGTGTGACCGGCGCATCGGTCGCCCGCCATGCCACGTTGGCAGCGGCGGTGACCGCGCGAAAGATCTCGTAACCCCCCTCCGTGGGACCACCCTCGACCTGCTCCCATCCGTCGTCTACAGTGACGTACTCGCACACGTCTGATCGGATGCCGTACTGGTAGTATAGCGCGCACTCCATGCGGTACAGGATCTTCTCGCGACTGGCGCCCGCGGGCGCCACGAAGAAAAACGAGTTATCGCCATCAGCGCAGATGGCGAGGAATGTGCGGGCTTCGGTGTTGCTGGTCACACCGCCGAAGCCCCGTGCGGTAAGCTACGGGGCTGAGGGTCGATTGGCAAGCGTGCTATTCGCAGTCGTGGCAAGGGCCATTCGACGCACAGCAGCGCCTGCGGGACACCGTACAGACGTAGCCGCAGTACTCGGCGTAGTGGTCCTGCTGGCGCGGACGGTACGTGGGCTGCACGACGGGGCGATCGCAGGACTCGGTGGCGACGATCGTCGCCCGGCCGTCGCTCCAGACGACTTGCGTCACCCGCGCCTCCCAAGACTTTCCGCCTCGGGTCGTGATGGTCACGATCTGGCCCTCTTGGACCTTGGTCTTGGTCTTGGCGCCCCATGCGCCACTTTGTAATTTGCATGGGGAAGCGTGGGTGTTGTCGGTGTTGGCCATAGAGATACCTTTGCACGTCCAGCTTGCGAGCGCAAGCCCGGCTTGCGATTTATTTTAGTTTTATCCCCATTGCGGCGATCGCGGCGTCGAGCGCGGCGTCGAGCGCGGCTAGGTCGGTGCCAGGTGGCAACAGAGGGCCCGCCCCAGCGCTATCATGGTAGTGACGTACCCGCTCACCGATCGCCTCGCACTTGTCCTTTCTGGCGCGACAACCGCGACCTAGGCGCGCCCACGCGTTCCACGCGCTGGCCTCGTCCTCAGCCAGGGGGCGAATGGCGGATGAGTGCCCCATCGCCCGCAGGTCGGTCTTGCGGTACTTGCGCCCGTTATGGAGTACCCACGTTGTACGCGTCTCGCGCACGACGCGCGCGGGCGCGGATGACCATGTGCCCATTTCGATCACGGTGGTGTTGATTTCGATTGCCATAATTTACCTGAAGCGCGCGATTACGCGCCAGTCTGCTCCGAATGAGTGTCCGTGGATCTCGAGGTGTGCAGGCATTGCGATCGTAACGATGGCGTCACCATGGTCGCAATCGTCGCCACGATCGATCCATATAGTGGGAGTGGTATCGGTGGCCACCGATTCGTGGGCGGCCAGCGCGAGCTTGTGTGCTGCGGTCATATGGTGAGTATGACCCCTCCAAGGGGTGAGCGCAAGCGGAGCTTGCGTCCCTATGTGGGGCATGTCTGGTAGTTCTGGTGCGGTCACACCGCGCAAGCCCCGCCGCGGTGTGACCGGGCGGGGCTGAGGGTCGATTGGGCGTGCTAGTCATAATGGGGCAGCCAATACCGCGCGGAGTGGTACTGGCTCGGGGTCAGCTGGACATTTCGGAGCACATAGCGCTCATCACGCAGGCCCTCGGATTGCCAACAATCATAACAGTTGTCGCAGTCCTTGCAGGCGTCGACATCCGTCGACATATTGACATTGTCGCACCCGTTGACGCGCCATCCGCTTCCGCAATTGCGGGACCCGTACGAGTCGCGCATGTCCCAACAGTTCTCGAGGCGCTCGCAATCGCGGCACCTCTCGATATCGGACGAGTCCATGCAATCCTGATTATCGTGCGAGTCCCCAACTATTGACTCACAGTCGATATTGTCCGTATCCGGGGTCCATATGGTCCACTGACCGTCCCCCGTGGGGTGGACGACGATCTCCCATCCTCGCGCCCATGCCAGCTCTCGCATGAGATTTGCGAGGGTGGGGCCGCATAGCGTGCCGTCAAACTGGTGTCCGTTCAGAGCTGCGGTGAGCGCGGCTACGAGTTGTTCTGCGGGCGCGTCACGCGCTGCGACGAACTCCAGGGTGAGACCGTACTCGCCGGTAGCGAGGTAAGAGGTAGGCAGGGCGGCTCCGGTGTTTGCTGTGTCGGCCATGGGTGTACCCTTGCACGCACCGCTTGCACCCGCAAGCCAAACTCACAGGGTTGCGCAATCTCGGCACAACATGCTAAAATGCGTGCAATGCGCCATGTATCGATCCAGAAATTTGCCGATGAATGCCGCGTTTCCCGCAGCGCCGTAGCCGCGGCGACAGCGCCTGGATACTCGTTGAACGGGGCGATGGGTGGGGATAGGGGCCATTATACGATCGACACAGAGCATCCCGCGGCGATCGCGTACGGAAAGAAACATCACCGCGGGGTGCACCCTGACGCACAACCGCGCGACCTGCGATTGACCAAGCAGCCAGACTGGCCCGATGACATCGCTCCTTATATGGATCTGACGCTCGCCACGATGATCAGCAGACACGGGTCTTTGGTCGAGCTGAAGGCCTTTCTGGACGCCGGTCTGAAAATCACAAAAATCATGGCGGAGCAGTTCCGGATCGACGCGGGGCGCGGAAAATTGATATCGCGAGATCTCGTCCAAAAGCATGTCGTTGCAAGGCTTGACGATTCCCTGTCTCGTATGCTGCTCGACGCGCCGGTCACGATCGTCCCTGTGATCCGCGAGATGATCGTCAACGGAAAAAACGATGAGACGATCATCCCGGTCGTCCAGGACGCTCTCGGTCAGCACATCCGCGGGCTGAAAAAACGAGCAACGGACGGTCTCCAAGCTGTCGTCGACCAGTGCAAAAAAGTCGAGGATCCTGAGTGATCGATGATCATGCGTGGCTAGGCGGATCGATCGGGTGCGTGACATCGGAGGTCGAGCGGCCGCGGCCGTCCGAATGGGCGGAGCAAAATAGATATCTCCCGCAAGGGGTATCTCGATCCCCGGGACTCTACTCGTTTGCGCTTACGCCATTCGCCCGCGAGATCGTGGATTGTATGGATATCTACAATCCCACGCGGGAACTCACTTTGATGAAGGGTGCCCAGGTGGGCGCCACGACCATGGCTGAAAATGCCATGGGGTATTTTATCGGATGCGTCAAAAATCGCGGGATGATGTTTGTGACGAGCAACGATTCGCTTGCGAAAATCAGGATGGACAAAAATGTCGTTCCGATGATCGAGCAATCGGGACTCTCGGATCGCATCATGTCGACCGAGGAATTGTCATCACGCAAGCAAGGGCGGACGGCCAAGACTATGTCCTGGCTGGGTGGTGGGTGGCTTTTGATGCAAGGCTGCAACAGTGCCGGGATGTTGCGCAGTAACCCGTTCTCTATCCTGATTCAGGACGAGCGCGACTCCTACCCGATCTCCGTGGGCAACGACGGAGATCCCGGTTTGTTGTCCGAAAAGCGAACCTCGAACTTCGAAGAAACTCGTAAAATTTTCCGACTCTCGACTCCGTTGGTAAAAAAAACGAGCGGCATCTATCGGGAATACCGGCGCGGGGATCAACGCAAGTACTACGTGCCTTGCCGCAACTGCAAGGAGTACCAGTTTCTGGAGTTTTCAAAATTCAATGAAGACGGCGTGAGCTATGGGCTGACGTTCGAACACAAGGAAGGCCGTCTCGTTTACGGAACCACCAGGTACCTGTGCAAGTTTTGTCAATTCCCTCACACCAATGCACACAAGACCGATATGTTTGCCGCGGGGGAATGGAAGGGGACAGCGGTGAGCGTGTCGCCTTCGGTGCGGAGCTATCACCTTCCGTCGCTTTATTCCCCTTCGATGTTTTCGTCGTGGGAAATGATCGCGTCGAAGTGGTGCAACGCGTGGGACGTCGAACACAACAGATCCAAGGGAGATGAGATGGTTCAAGAATTTTACAACAACGAGCTAGGTTGGCCGTGGGAGGTGCGCGGGAAGACGCTCACACTCGACACACTTGCCATGCATCGCCGCGGGGCGTACCGCCTAGGGACTCTGCCGGGGGATTACATCCACGAGCGTACGGGGCGGAGCGCTGGTGTTTTGATCTGCACAGTGGATGTGCACATGCGATCACTCGCGGTCTCCGTCGTCGCATGGGTGCGAGGCGAGCGTTCGTTCCTTGTCGACCACTGGAAGCTTGAGGGCGATGTCGAGATCGCTGACGATCCCGCAACGTGGGGGGTTCTTGAAAAGATTATCGAGACTACGTATTCGGACGGGCGCGGTCGCAATTATCCGATCACACTCACGGCGCTAGACTCAGGATATAGCCAGGCGATGGTCACGGAGTTTTGCCGCACGCACGATCGATGTATCCCAATCAAGGGGCAAGCCACGATCGCGGACAGGATGCAAAAGGAGTTTCGCCCGATCAAATTCAAGAACGGCGCGATGGGATATGCGATCACCGTCGACTACTACAAAGATTGGTGGTCCAACCGCCTACGCAAACAGTGGGACGGTGTTGGCGACATTCCAGAGGGGACATTTTCCGCGCCTGGAAACATCACGGACGCGGTCCTAATGGAGCTTGCGGGCGAGACAAAGATCCCGAACATCAACAAAAAGACCGGGAACCGAACGGGGTGGACCTGGAATCGCAAACATAGCGGAGTGGCCAACGAGCTGTGGGATTTACTCGTTTACTCGCGGTGTGCCCTTGATATGTTATGCGCCTCAATATGCATCGATACCCTCGGAATGAAGGAAGCATCGCTTGACGATTTTTTCGGGATTGCAGAGGACCGGGCCTTGTATTGGAGAGAGTCGAGCGATGTGCTAACATAGGCGCGATGCCTGCAAGAGACCCGCGATGGACGGCGCAACTCGAACGATTATGGGCACAGTTGGAAGCGATTGATGCAGCTCTCTTGGCGTTCATTGCCGACGGATCGATCGAGGAATACGAGTATGATACCGGGTCGACGACGCAACGCGTCCGGCGTTCGGAGGTAGGCAAGCTTGCGCTGATGCGAGACCGCCTCTTGACACGCATAGAGACCCTTGAGGGCAAGGTCGGGCGCGGTTGCGGCGTTAGGCGGATCCGCACATGGTAGCCACTGGAGAGCTGCAGCGGGCACTTGACGACGGCACCGACTGGACGGCGGTCAAGCCCGGCGTCGTGTTTGCGTTCCCGGAGACGCCGCACAACAAAAGCCGGATCGATCATCTAAATTCGCAATTTAAGACGGCGATCAAAGCCTCGGGGGATGAATACGACTGGACGGGTACGAAGTTCGCTGGCGGTTATTCGGACCCAGCGGGATTTGGTCGAGTGCGGATCGCTAATATGCGGGTGCTTCGATCGCGATCTCTGGAGTTGTTTCAAACTCAGGCCTATTGCCGCGGCATTGTTCGGCGCCTGTACATGGCTGAGATCCACACAGGTCTCAGCCCGGAGTGCCGACCTGTCGCGTCCATGCTCGACATGGATTTGGATCAGGCGGCCGACTGGGCCGACGATGTTGAAGTACGGTGGCACCTATGGGCGGACGCGAGTCCGTCGGTGTGCGACCGATCCAGGGTGCTGTCATTCGGCAAAATGCAGCAGCAGGTAAGGATGCTCGCAATCGTCGGCGGGGACGTCTTAGCCGTGTTGGTCCCCGACGCGATCACGAGGCGGCCTACGGTCCAGCTCATAACATCCGAAAAAATAGTCACGCCGTTTCAGATGTTGGGAAAGGCGGACATTCGCGACGGAGTCGAGATCGACAAGCACGGGCACCCGATCGCCTATCACGTGTTATCGGATGACGGCACGGTCAAGCGGATCGCCGCGAGTGTCGGGGGACAGCGCCAAGCGTGGCTCATATTTGGCGATCATGTCCTTCCCGGCGCGACGCGGTGCGAGCCCTTGCTCGCCATGATGATGCAATCCATGGCGCAACTCGATCGCTATCGCGACTCGACGCAACTCAAGGCAACGATCAATTCGCAAATCGCTATTTTTATGCAGAAGGACCTGCCAACGGTAGGCAGTGGTGCTTTGGCGAATGCTGCGATCGGCAACGGGTCGATGGTGGGCGCTAGCGATGGCATGGTCGAGGGCCGAGAGCATCCGATCTCGACATGGAATCCTGGCATCGCTATCGAGGATCTTGCGCCCGGAGAAAAACCGGTCGCGTTCAAATCCGATGGGACGGATTTAAATTTCCCGGCGTTCGAAGAGACCATCACCGATCTTATGGCGTGGCATGTCAACATCCCGCCCGAGCTTCTGCGGCTAAAGTTCGGATCCAACTATGCGGCAAGCCAGGCCGCATTGAATGAATTTGCGACCTACAACGACGCGGCGCGTAAGGACCTGGCAGATCAATTTCTCCGAGTTTTGTTCCGCGAGTGGATGATCGCGGAAGTGAGGGACGGGGCTATCAGCGCCCCCGGTTTTTTGGCGGCGGCCCTGGACCCCTCTCAATATGCACTCGCTGGAGCGTGGCTGCTTGCGGACTGGACGGGCTTGGTAAAGCCGACGGCGGATCCGGTAAAGTCGATGAAGGCGGCCGCACTTGCCCTCGAGATGGGCACCACCAGCCGCCGGAAGATTGCCAAGCGATCCGGCGAAGGGCGATGGAGCCACGTTGTTCGAGAAATAAAACGAGAGAACGAACAGTTTGCCGACGCGATGGCACCACTGTGGGAGGCCCAGGCGAGAATGAAATCCATGGCCATACCACACGCCGAGAGACTCGATCACGAGCATGGCGATGGTGATGGCAGTAGTGGTGATGACGACGACGAGAAGGATGAGAAAAAATAATGTATTGGGTCATCATTGACGATCAAATTGATATCGAGGCGAAGCGACATGCGACGGTGGCAGAGGCGGAGGCTTCGAGTGTTGAGGTCGCCGCGACAATGCTCGGGAAGGCGCCCGAGCAAATCTTAGCGGCCCTTGCATCGGCGCCCGGCCACGCGGCCGCAGAGGTGATCGACGGCACGGCCGAGATCTCTGTCACCGGAGTTTTGTTGCCCGCCCCCAAGCCCCTTTACACGCTACTAGGTGTTGACTACAGCGATTATGAGACCATCGGGGCGCAAGCAAAAGAAGCGGACAGGGATCCAAATGTGAGACAGATTGTCTTGAACGTGGATTCCCCTGGAGGCAGGGTCGACGGGCTTGTTGAGCTGTGTCGGACCCTGGCGACACTGGACACTCCGATGGTTGCACGCGTCCACTCCATGGCGGCAAGCGGTGGCTACATCATTGCTTCGCAGGCAGATAAAATAGAGGCGATGCAGGAAATGTCTCGTATCGGATCTATGGGAGTTGTGACCGAGAGATACGTCTCTAACTATACGGTGTCGATCACGAATACAGATTCGCCCAACAAGCGGCCGGACCCTAAGACGGAGCAAGGCCGAAGCGTTATCCGTGGTGAGCTGGACGAGGTCTTTGATGTCGTCGCTGGCATTGTTGCCGACGGTCGCGGGGTGAGTATAGGCCAGGTCAAATCAAGTTTTGGTAGCGGAGGGACGATGCTACCGGCCGCCGCGAAGCGCCTCGGGATGATCGATACTATACAGGGCGAACAAGTTCGTGCTACTATCTCGGCAATGGATATTGATTCTCTACGAGCGGATCACCGCGAAGTTTACAACGCCGTGGTTAGCTCCGCCGTGGCATCCGAGCGCGGCCGTGTTACGCGGTTGCTGGCTGCCGGTAAGAAACATAACGCCATGGGCATGGCGATCAAAAAGATTGACGACGGCGCCGCGGCGGACAGCGAGGCGCTGTTTGATTTCGCTATCGCAGGCGAAAGCCTTGCGGCCGCCGACGAGCGAAGCAAGGCGGCCCCACTCGTGGGCAACCTTGCCCCGTCAACGGCCATCGATGACAACGCGGGCCCGATGGCCGTCATGGCAGCCGTGCTTGAAAATGCGGGGATCCAATAATGGCAATGGAGCGCTACGAGGTCGACCGCGGCCAATATCTCAAACACGGTAAAGAGTTTGAGGCGGGCGTGCTCCTGTCGTTGGGCGTGCACGAATACCCGGAGGGGCTCGTACTAGGTCGCATCACTGCAACCGGCCAATGGGCGCCATATGTGCTTGGCGCGACGAACGGGACGCAGAAACCGTCCGGCGTCCTGAACCAGGCGGTCTCGTCCGGTGCGATCGGAACGTTCTCGGTCGGTGTCCTGATTGTCGGGGATGTCCGCGATGACAAGACTCTCGTGTGGTCAGGCGGGACCCCTGTCCCGATGTCGCCGGTGGAGCGCGACGCACTTCGGGCCGCGGGTGTAGTGGCGATCAAAATCTCGGACAACGGCGAATTCGACAACTAGGATTATTAGGATTACATGGCACAACCATCAAATTTTCGTATCGGCTGGATGCAGAAGTTCGAGAAAACTCGGTCCGCAACGGCATGGTTTTCTTCACATTTCAAATCTTCGCCGGGTAGTCGCTCTAACGGGGAAAAGGTTGAAGTTGAGATCCGCAGGGAGAGCCGTCGGATGGCGGCCGTGTCCTCAGGGGCAGGTGTTACCAATTGGCGCGAAAGCAAAAAATCTACGCTAAAGAGTTACACGCCTCCCAACTATAGCGAGGGCACTATCATCAACGTCCAGGAGGACTTGCGTCCCCGGCCGTTCGGGGACAATCCCTATGATGCGTCCTACATTAGCTATGCTTCGGATCTTGTAGAGAACATTGTCACAGAGATGGCATCGATCGAAACGTCGATCGCTGAGGCGCTGGAGTACCAGTCTGCACAGATCTTCCAGTTTGGAAAGCTGGACCTAAAAGACATCAACGGCGTGTCGACGTTTCAGATCGACTACCTGCCAAATCCGGCGCATTATTTTACAGCCGTGTCGGCGTGGAGTGATCCATCGACTTCGATCGTGGACAATCTGAGGGCGGCTTGCGGGCTGATTGTTGACGCGAACTCGATGCCGTCGATCGCTATGTGTGGAGAGAATGCTTTCCAGCACATTCTTCGCAACACGGAGATCCAAAAACAGGGAGACATTCGGCGATTCGAGACCGTCGCATTGGCGCCGCAAGCCCTGAATACTAAGACGGGCGCCCGTGTAGCGGGTCGTTTGATGATCGGTAGCCATGAGCTAACGCTCATGACTTACAACGGTCATTACAAGGATCCCGTCACCGGGGCGATAAGCAAGTACATGGATCCTGATCTGGTAACCGTCATGGATCCAGATGCACGACGCGACCGCGTTAGTTGCATCAAGCCCCCTCCCATTCAGCCGGATCCTAGGGTTTCCCATTTGATGCCTGGCCGCATTTCGACCAGTGAATATGACCTTATGCCGAATATTTACGTGTCGGCGAACAACCGGGAGATCAGGGCAGAGCTTTACACTAACATGCTTATGGTCCCCATTGACCTTGACGCCCACGTCACGATCAAGACTACGGTCTAAGCCATGGTGAAGAAGAAAAAAGACGCAGCACCTACGATCGAGAAGCCTACCAAGCTTGTCGTCAAGATCCCCCTGTGCGTGGGTAGTACTGTTTTCTCCGCCGGCGAAACCGTCCTAGACAAATGGTTTGCGGACCCAGAGAAAACGATCAAGTCGTTGCTACAAAGCGGATTGATCGGCTTTGTAGATGTCGATTAGCGACCTAGCGCGGCGAGATTTTGCCGCGCTAATGTTGTCCGATGTCGACGCGTGGGCAACCGCTAGCACGATCACAGATCTAGCGGGCGTGACGAGCCCGCTAGTCGGTGTTCCCAACGAGATTCACGGAAACATCGACGCGGATCTAGATGTCAGGGTCTCCGGTGCGTCGGCGACATTCGCGTGCGAGCTGTCTGCTCTTCCGGCCGGCGACCGCCCTCGTAACGTGTCTGACTACAATCTTCGGCCATGGGTGATCACTACCGCGATGACGCCTACTTCTCCGATCCGAAAGTATAAAATTGTGGAAGCCCACGCCGACGAAGTGGCTGGATCCATGTTGTTCCACATGGTCCCCTACGCAACGTTATAGCCCCCCATGCCCACGCCCGCCACGCCGCTGATCACCGAGCTGATCGACAAGACGGACAACCTCACGGTGCTGAGAGACCGCTTGGCCGAGGTGCTGATTGTCGAGCTCGCAAATCAGCGGGCGCTAGCAGTCGCGGCTTCGCGTGACCCGGCACCATGGGATCTGAGGATATTCACCGAGGCCCGTAGGCCGTGGGAGGAATGGCACGCGGAGCAACCACCGCATGTCCCGATCGTCAATCTGTCGATCATGTCCTCTGACATCGATGAGCGGCGGAGCGCGTCGTCGATCGATACGGTACACGCCGGGAAAATAGCGATCGACGGTTACGCGGCCGGCGTGCCCTTCGAGGGCCCGGGCGGTTCGACTCACACGCCTGGAGGACTTGCAGGCGCCCTGGCGAGGGATCGAGCAGCAACGCTTGTACGCAACATCCTGACGGCCGGCGCTAACTCGGAGTTGCAACTAAACGGAGAAAAAATTTTGTGGGGAGGCGTTATCCTGTCTGGCTACAAAACATTCTCGGCAGATGAGGCACACTTGCCAGCGCCTACAGTTTCAGGGTTTCAGTTTATCGCAGATCTGGTGTACAATGAGACATCGAGCGAAGAGATCGGCGTGCCGCTGAACTATATCGCTATAGACCTTCGCAGAGCGCCGCTGACTGGCGAGTTGCATATGGAAGTCGACTTTGATTACGCTGGACCCTAGATCACCATGGTAGCATTATCACCCACAAGAGTTGCGAGCGCGACTGCAATCGAGCACGTTTATCAGGATTTTAGCGGCGGGTCGGTAAAGGGGCTGCCGCAAATGATCGGCGTGCTTGCGCAGGGGAACGAGGCAAGCACCTACGGGTCCGAGCCGTTTCGTGTGCTTGGCGGAGCGAGCGAGGTGGGCACAAAATATGGATTTGGATCCCCCGCACATCTTGCGATGCTAATGCTCCAGCCCGCGGCGGGCCAAGGTGTAGGATCGATCCCTATCTACATCCTTCCGCTCGCATCCGGCACAACGGCGGCGGCCTCAACTGTCACCCCTAGCGGCACGATCACGAAACCTGGAACCTATCATGTAGTGGCTGCCGGGCAACGAACACCTTCGTTCGTTGTACCCGCCGCCGCCACGATCGCGGATCGTTGCACCGCAGTCGCCGGCGCCATAGCGGCCGCAATCTCTGTACCTGTTACGGCGACAGATGACACCACAGACGTGGGCGTTACGTGCAAGTGGCTGGGCGAGACGGGCAACGATATCACGATCGAGATTGTTGGACCGAGTGACACGGGCGCGATCTGGGGCATTGCTCCGATGGCGAGCGGCGCTGCGAATCCTGTCGTTGCATCGGCATTGTTGGCCGCGGATTCGCTCCCTATCACCTATCTCGTCAACTGCCTGAACATCACAGACACTGCGGCGCTGGATGCTATTTCGGCCGCAAATGAATCACGATGGGCCCCGCTGGCGCATCGTCATTTTGTGTCGATCGTGGGAGATGTGCGTGACGACAAGGCGGCTCTGATCGCCTTCGGCACCTCGCGGCGAACGGATCGGACGACTTCGGTGCATTCCGTTCCAGGCACTCTAGATCTACCGCTCATGGTCGCGGCGCGTAGTGTAGCGATGCGATCTGTGACATCGCAGGAAAGCTCAGCCCTTGACGCGATCCGTATGAGCATCGCCCCGATCCGCCCCGGGCCGCTGTCTGCCCAGTACAACGACGACGACCGGGAAGCGCTAGTAACGGCCGGGATCAGTACCACGGAGTTCCGCGGCGGGGTCGTTACCCTAAGCGAGGGGATCATGCTGTACCACCCCGAGAACGATGCAACGCCGGCATATCGTCACATTTCTGTGATCGTAAGATTGCAGGAGATCGGATACAACCTGGCACTGATTTTTGATTCGGAGGGGTGGTCGCAAGCCGTACTGGTCAAAGATAAACGGCTGACGACGAACCCCAAAGCCAGATCTGCCGATGATGCTAAAGCGGCGATCTACGGGCTTTGGGATGCGCTTGAGCGCCGGGCCGTCATTGTGGACGCAGAGTTTACGAAGGCCGGCACCACGGTTAGGATATCCCCCACAGATTCGGATCGGCTAGATATCGACATCCCGGATTTCCTGTCCGGGAACACGTTCAAAAAATCGATCACGCATCGATTTGGATTTTACTTCGGAGGGTAATCATGGCAATTGGCGGAGCACCAAAACTAGTAAACATCGACGGTCGCGCCTTTAGGTGCACCGGCGGATCTGATTTTAAACGAACCCAGGGCGGATTCAAAAAGGAGCACTCCCCGAATGGTGACGGCTTGACCGTCACCACTAAGCTGGTGCCAGTCGAGTGGAAGTTTGAGGGGATCGAGCTGATCATCGATGGCGAGAACGGCGACAAGGAGTTCCTTGATCAGGTTCGCGATTCGCCGCGGGACGTTCCGATCAATGTCCTTATGCCAGATGATACACTATCGATCGCCACCGGCACGATTGTTGGGGACTTTTCAGATTCTTCGCAGTCGTCATCGGCGGCGGTTACATTTTCCGGCGGCGGAAAGTATACGACATGATCAAGCTTGAGAAAAAATACATCGTGGACGATGCCACCGCGCAAGCTGACGTGGCTCGTTTTGCCGCGGCATTATATCTGGAGTCGTATGTCGAGGACGAGTTTGATCGGGTAGTCGAACTTGTACGCCGCGGATTTTTCAAGATCGACGAATCCGGGGCCGGAACATATCGGATGCGATCTGCGGTGCCGGATACTGTGCCACAGGAGTTGTTGATTCACGAGCCGGATGGCAACTCGGTACTCTTGATCGGGACAGGCGGGGCGGGGTCCACTCTCGCCTATATGGCAACGATCACGAAAGTTGCCCTTCCGCTGGTCCATCGTTTCAAGGCGGTCGACATTAAAGCCCTCTTGCAGATCGCCACATTCATTGTGGGGGGATAGCGGCCCGTGACGTTTGGATATCGGGCAAGCCTGGACGATTGCCCGATGTCGCGGGCAAGAGTACTCACACGCTCACGAACGTCCACGCATACATGATGCGGTGCGCCGCGGGTCATTATGGATCCATGTCCGAAGTGAAGTGTATGCCATATAGCGAACTGTGCTTCTGGTATGACGGGGTTCCACGATGTCAGCAGGAGTAGACTACAGAATCAAGATACGCATCGGGGCAGAGGATAAATTCTCTCGCCCTGTCGATGCTATGTCGCGCAAGGCGGCCGCATTTGCCCGCGAGACGGAACGCCGATTCAAGGCCGCCGGCGCACAAATGAAAGCCTTCGGAGCCCGGGCCGCGGGCGGTGCGAATCGTTTGGTCGGCATGGGAGTGGCCGCTGGTGTGGCTGTCGCCGCCATTGGGATCAAGGGCGCGATCGAAGACGGGTCACGCCTAGAGGCGGTGCTTGTCTCGGCTGGACAGAAATTCTCCGACGTTGCCGCCAAGGGTACGAAGGAGTTCGAGGGCATGCAGAGCGCGGTGCGTGCCCTTGGCCGTGATACAGAATTCACAGCGAATCAGGGCGCTGCCGGCGTTCAATTTATGGCAAAGGCGGGCGCCGATTTTGCGACAGCGACGGGCTCTCTCGGGACGATGGCAAACTTCGCTAGCTCGCAGATGGACGAGCTAGGCGAGGCGATGGAGCTTGGCCGCGCGATGGACATATCATCGGATGCGATGGATATTTTCCGAGAGGGGCTTACCCTCACGGGGGATAAGATCGAAGATTATACTCTGATCAATGACAAGATGGCGAAGGCTGCACAGCTTGCCAATGAGAGTGTTGAGGAGATATTCGAGGCCGCTCAAATGGGGGCGAGTGGCTTTATCGCGTTCGGTCAAAACGCTGACATGTTTCTTGCCGCGACCGACACGCTAAGCGCGGCCGGGACAAAAGGTGGCAAGGCGGGAACGGACCTCCAGCGCATCATGGTGCGCCTAGGAGCATCCTCAGGCCCGGCCGCGGAAGCATTGGCGAAAATAAAATTCGATCCTTTCCATGAGGTGGATGGCAAAAAAGTATTCAAAACTTTTGACATTATGATCGATGAGTTCGCGGCCCGAACTGCGGACATGACCAAGGACGAACGCACGGCATTCCTTGCCCCGATTGTAGGCGCGCGAGGAATCGACACGATGGTAAAACTGCTCAACAAGGGCGGTCAAGCGTTACGTGATTACGAGGCCGAGATTTCTCATGCAGAGGGGACTACGGAGCGCGCCGCCGCGGCGAACCGGGACA